ATAGTCAGCTACTGTTACTAATCTATTTTGTGAAGTATAGAATTTAGAAGCTGAGAATTTAATTTGATCTGTTGTTTCAATATCTTTACCACCTGATGCACTAATTGTATTTGTAAATGTTACATCTGAATTACCATTAATAGATGTAGCCATTGAGAATACTGTAGCACCATTAGCATGTTCGTTGTCTGTTACAAGATATGATATACTAATCTCATCTCCGTCTTTTGGAGATGCACCAATAACACCATCACCGAAATAAACTTCAAATAATCCTTCATCATTTTCTTGAATATAATATACTGTAGATGCTGATGTTATACCTGTCAAGTCTCCAGCTTTAGTCCAAGCTGTAACAACATTATTAGATGTAATATTAATTGAAATTGTTGAAGTATCGATATTACCATTTAACATCGCGAATCTTTGATTAGCTATTTGACTATCATATCTATAGACATCTGTTGTTAATCTACCTTGATAGACATCTAGATTATCAAAAAGAAAAGCACCATTAGTTGGTGTGATTGTTTTATTATCTAGAGATATAAATGTATATGATGTACCGTCATAAACAGTTGTAAATTCATGACCTCTTAAAATAGATAATGTGTCTGGTGTTACACCACCTACAGTTGGACTAGTTACTGTTAAATCAAAAGTAGCTTTGGCCGCTGTTCTTGACGCTGGTGTATATCCTAATTCTTTAGCTCTCGATACAACATTCTTTCTTATCTGTGCTGTGTCTAAAAACATTTCTGATGCTACCATGTTAGCATTGAACGCTGATGTATGAGCTGAGTAAGCTAGTAAGTCTGTTAGTATAGCTAGATTTGAACCTTCAAACTCATAATCTTTTAAAGTATCTTGACCTTTAAGATACTCTTTAAGACTAGTAGATACTTCTTCAAAATCTAAATCTGTTATGTTAATGTTTGAACTTTTTATTGTTGCCATGTTATCTTACTCTCTGTAATATTAAATCTAATTCGTGGGTGTCTGGACTATTCTTAACAGTAAAATATAGTGATATAAGTAATTCATTACCTCTTGATGAAACTAAAATATCATCTACTAAAACTCTTGGTTCAAATCGACTAATTAAACCTTTAATATTATTTTCTAATACAATACTGTCTGTAGTATCTAATTCAAATAACATACCTCTTAGTTCAAGACCTAAATCTGGTTTGAATGGTCTTTCGTAATGATTCGTCAATACTAAGTTTCTTACTGATCTTTTGATAGCATTGATATCAGTTTTTACTGTAAGGTCTTTACTCTGAGGATGCAATGTCATATTAACATCTATATCGGTAAACCACCTTCGTGCTACTCTACTTGATTGATTTTTACTATTAAATTGAGCCATATTACTATTTATGTCGATTAATCAGGTTGTTCTGTATTTCCAGCTGATGATCCTGAACTTATTGTATGAGTATGAGTAGCTAGTGTAGCACCTGAATCAGTTATTGTATCACTAGCGACTATAGTTGAATCATTAGTCTGAGCACCTGTTACATGAAGTGTACCAGTTACAGTTGTATCTGATATAATCTCTGTTGTATCATTACCTGTAATTGTTATTTTACCTTCAGAAGTTACATCACTTGTACCAGTTATAGTAGCATTAAGATTACCACCAACAGTACTTGTACTATTACCTGTAACATTCATATAAGCGTTACCTGTTATATTGACTACTACATCTCCTGTTATAGTTACAAAATCATTTCCAGCGACTACAGAATATTTGTCTTTTACAATATTCTCAACATAGTTTCCGTCTTTATCTATTTCGAATCTAGTACCCTTTCTATGATAAAGATGAATTCTTTCATAGTCTGGTGTATCATCTAATTCTATTAAATGACCTGATTCTGTTTCTTGTACATGATTAAATGGATATTTGGGTTTGAGATATGTAGTAACATCTCTTAACGCTGTATTATTTTTACCTTCTGTTTTACCTACTTCTAAATTTTCTAAACCAGGACCTTCTTGTTCTTTTAAAGTAAGAACAGGATATACATCTTTTACAGGGTTGTTATTAGTTTCAGCATAGTCTGTAGTTCTAGCTAAAAGATTTACACTAGTTGTACCAATATAATCAGATTTAGGATATACATCACCTTTAGTTTTTCCGTCTCGTCTTGGTGATTTATCTAATCCTAATGTAAGTCCGTAACTTCTATTTATATGTTTTGGTTCTGGTCCGTCAGGTGTACCTTTGTATGATGATTCTGATTCTAATCTCGGGTCATTGAAACCATCTTTAGTTGTTCTCTTTACTTTAGTAAATGTTTTAGTACCTGTGTCATCAATAGTTTCATCTATTCTATAAAAATCTTGTGGTGCACCTATCATAGAACCTATAACTACAGGGTCTTGCATAGAGTCTCCATCTCTATAAAAACCTACAACATGAGAACCTTCAACTAGACCATGATGAGATGTTCCGAGACCTGATAGACTTGAAGAAGTTGTCGGCATCATTACTTCTGACCATGGCAGATCAGGTGTAGCTATCTTTTGTTTATCGTGTGTATGAATACCGTATATTCTAATACGAACTCTATTGAGAAACAATGGGTCGTTTCTATCTTCTACAACACCATTAAATAGTTTCATATTACTATACATTACATTGTCTCTCCATAATCAATTTCAGTAGTTTCAATTTCATTTGGTAATGAATCTTTAATACATCTAACATTTAATTGACAACTATTACTAGTTAAGTTCCATGACAAATCAGTAATTAAATGTAATCCAGATGAAAACTTTGGTTCTTTATCTTCACCAGGTACAGCTGGTGGTATCTCTAGATTAATTAATTGACCAACTGAAATATCTGTTCTAGTAGGTAAAACAAAATCTACAACATAATATTTTAATAACTCTGATGCAGCTCTTCTAAATTGTTTAGCACCTAAATGTGAACCATGATTTGGTGATGTAATTTTATTTTTCTCATCATGAACAAATGATGCATCACTAGCTAGTATTAAATACGAATCACTATAATCACCGATAGCTTTATCTTCCATAGAACCTATTATTCTAACATCACCTTCTTCTGCTGATGTTCCAATATGTGTTACTTCGGGTTGTTGTCTTATAAATGGATTGTCATGAATATGACAATCATCACTATAAAAACTTTCTAGAAAATTAAATGATTTATCTATGTAAAACTGATATGTATTATCTAGTGTTATTTGTCTAGAAGCGAATAAACCATTCATAGTCCCTTCTAGAACATTAGCACTACTACTAACTTGATAGTCAAGTATTCTTCGACCTTCACCTACATCTTCACCATCTGATTTATCAAAAGATGTATTCTTTTTATCAGCATCAGATAAAGCTTGTGAATAAACAAATGGTCTTCCACCAGCATATTCTAATTCCATCATATTAGCTAGAGATTGAATTCTATATCCACCATTAGCTGTCTGAAAGAAATAGAATGAATCTGATAAACCACTTTTAGAATCTACACCTTGAGCTTCAGAACAAAGATGATTTATTGTGTAATTGGCTGTCCAATTCGGAACAACAATATGAAAATTATCACCTTGAGACTTTTCTCTTATTTCAAAATAAGGTTCTAACTTTTTATCTTTAACTTCATTAACTATACCTAAATGATCTTCGGCTATCTTAGCAGCCATATCAGTCATGGAACCTCTAAGAGCTTGACTAATTCTAACTCTTTTAGATTTTAAGAATTCTGGTGATGTAAAATATATTTGATATACTACAGAAGTTTCATCTACTCTTTTTTCGTTTGTAATTTTATATATTCTGAATATTTGATCAATAACATCTTCTTCGTCTGTATCATCATGTACTCCAGCTGGTTGTCTGAATCTAAGTCTCAATGATTCTTGTCCAAACAGTTTAGCGTTTTCTTTTAGACCAACGGCATCACCTATTATTAATTCACCCATTAAAAAGTTGTGATGAATAGATTCAAATAGATTACATTCAATCAACATATCACGGATATCAAATCCGTCACCTTCATTGTTTACTATTGTTAATATTTCTAACTCGTAGCTAGTAGAGTTTGAGTTGTCTACTCCTGTTGCCATAACTAATCTCGTAAGAGTTCAATAAATTCTCTTGTTATTCTATCTATATATTGTTGCTCTATATATCTTATCAAAAATTTGTCTTCATTTAAGTTTCTTTCATGTTCTTCATTTGTGACTATTGTGTTACCTGTAGATACTGTTGTCTTTAATCCGTTTGAATCTGTATAGTGGTTTATATGACTTCTTTCATCAACAACACTTGTTACTGAAAAACTCTTTTCTGAATCAGCACCAACTACTGTACCTGTTGTAAATGAACCTTCAACACTATTAACAATTAATCTATTATGTGTAGGGTCAACTTTTGTAATAAAACCTATAGCACCAGATGATGATTGTGAAACTTTTTCACCTAGTTGAAATTTAGATGTAGCTGAAACAATGTCTGTACTTGAAGAAGATACTAAACATTTACCTGAATATTTTCTATTAATAAATTTTTCTAGAAGTTGGTTTGACTTAGGCCAATCATTAAAGTCTTGTAAATTCTCATTAACTAAAAAGAAAGTCCAATACAATGTTCCGTCACCATATAGTTTCGATGCTACAACATCAGGTCTTTCACCTTCAGTTATTCTATAATAATTATATCCTGATACACCGTCTTGAAGATAACTCCAAGTAGATACTTTACGAAATAAATCTTTAGCTTGATAGTATTTACCATCACTTTTAAAATCGTAATTAATATTCGGTATATGTTTAAAAAATCCTTTAGCCATTTTTAATCATTGTCCTCTTCTTCTTTAGCTTTCTTTCTTTGTTCAGCTAGAGCTGCTGAGCCATCCTCTTGTTTTATAAATGAACTCTTACCTTCGTCTTGATATCTTTCTCTACCGTCACCACCTTGATTCGTAAACGCTGATGAACCTTCTGAATATTTCTTTCTATTAAGAGTTGTTGTTTCAGTAAAACTTATCTTTAATGAAACAGCTGAAGGTGCTCCGTCTGTCATAGCTTGGAAAGCCTGACCACCTGTATAGTCTACATCTACAGAAGTACAAATTGAAACTAATGGATAATCTATATAGTCTTTAAACGGACCATGAAATCTTATAGACCATTCATTTGGAAAAGTATAGATTCTATCATTAGCACCCATAACACCAGGTAATGCTGATTCTTTAAATGCATGTACCATTTCTCTTATTACATTAGCTTCTTTTTTGTTCTTAGGTCTTAGGTTAAAATCGTAAGAGTAT